GAAGATGTTGACGAAAAAGTCCGATGTTTCTCGGTGGAGATCAAAAAGTTCTCTGATCTCAGTGTTCAGGTCTCTAAATAGGTCTTTTCTCATAATATTATTTTTTTAGATAGCTCCATTCGAATTCTATTCCAAAACAAAAAAGCCGGATAAAATTCCGGCTTTTCATAATTTAGGTGAAAATTTTGTCACCTTGATCGTTATTCCTGAGACTTTTTGGCACTTCCCATGAAATCTTTAAAGCTCATCACTGATGACTTTCTCTTCTCTGGCTTTTCTTCGGTCTTTTTCTTTTTGGTCTTAGCTGCGGGAGTTCCCACAGTCAATGTTGGAAACTGATCCCCGGATCCTGTAGATGTTCTAGTTGGGGGAGCAACGTCTCCCATACCCACAACGTTTGCTGGGGTTGCCATCACATCAGACTCATCTAGAATTCCCATCACTTTATCTCTGAAGACCCTAAAATTTCCTTTGTCTCCCTCGATCACATATCCAATAACTTCGCCCCTTGAATTTCGAATAGAGTCATCAACCAATCCATTTCTTCCGTCATGAAGTTGAACCCTTTTTCCCACCATAGGATCTGGAGTCTTGTGATACTGAGCTGGTTGTTCTGTTGTTTCATAGGATGCTGCACCACATCCGCAATCTTCATTAAGTTCTACCATTGTTATTTATTTTTTGAAAGCCATTCTCTATAGTCCACTAGATTCTGAAGTTTTCTCTGGGCTTTTTTACTTTTATCATACTGTGAATCCGGAGAGAGTTTAAAATATATGTCCTTGATAGTTTCTTCCTCTACAGTTTCAGGTAGGTTTTTATGCTTGGTCTCCGCAAAATCTTTTAGCTGTTTTTTTGTCATACTCTTTGACATAGAAACTATTTGATCCCTGTATTTTGGGTTTACGTCTTTTGGATCTAAACCCTTCTCGCCATTGGAATCACGGAATTGTCTAACTCCGTATGCTTGTCCCATTAATCTTTGCTGACTTGCACTAACTGATGGCATAATTCTTATTGTTTTTGTATCGAAGCTCTATTTAGCTTTTTCTTCTTCTTTTTCTTGGCATCTTTCAAAGTCCACATAAATCTATTATAGTTCTTCTGTACCATATTGAAGCCAGTATCACCTGCTGGTATTTTTACTGGACTATTTGGTGGTTCATAACTTCCAGTTTCAGCAGATTCAATAATAAAGGAATCAAAGCTCAATAGATTTCTCATGTACTATATATCTAAAATAATTAAACACAGCACACAAAAAAAGCCGCATGTGCGGCTTTTGATGACTCAGCTAGTAGGATTATTTCGAATCCTTAATCTGTAAAACAGATTCTATCTGGGATTGAGAAACCGCGGTCACTTCAAAATCCAAGTGTGCAGTGGTTGCATCGCCTCCTAAGTGCTTATGAAGGGAAGTTTCAGCGTCGGTAACGCTTTCAGCTTCTACTAGGATTTGAGATTTGGTGACTTTAGCTTTTCCGCTTTTTGATACTTCTCCGCTAGAGAAGCTTACTTTACATAGGTAGTAACCCATCGTTATTGATATTTAATAGTTAAAAAATGATTACTTGGTTGATTTTTTAGCCTCTTGAACATCTCCTCTGAGTTCTTGTGCTAATTTTTTAAGATCCTGACATGCAGTTCTTACTCTGGTACCTGCTGATTTGTTTCCTTTTACGAAGAATTTATCGATATCCTCCTTCATTAGATCCACAAGGGCTACGATTTTGTTGTAATTTTCCATTTTGTTATTTTTTGAATATTTTACAGCGGGAAAAGGGAATAGTTTCACTCATTTATTCTGGATAATCTCAGAATTCTTTTTCCCAATGAGGTTAATGTATAAAAATTAGGTCCATTTTCCTCTATATGTCTTTTGATCAGATGCTTGTTTCTCTTGATCCATCTGAAATCTGCCTTCTTTCCCTTCTCCTCGGGGAGGGAAAGTAAAAACTCGTCTAGTTCTATTCTTGTGACCTTTTCCTTCCCCCCTATAAAACTTAATATAGAGTCCCTAGTTTCATTCTTTCCAGTCCAAGCAATAGCAATCCTTGATTCATTAAGAAAGCCGCTATAATTTAAAATACGAGACATTACGCGTGATCCCTTTTTTTGTACACTAGGATCTTTTTCTCTGGTCCTTCTTGGAGAGCCCATTTTCCATGGCTCCATTCAAGCATCATTGATTCAATCTCTCTTTTATACTTCTTAGAAGGATATGAAAGATTGAGCAACATCTCGTCATAGATAGTGGTTACCTTAGGATTTTTCTGTAGATAGTCTTCTATTGCTTCGGAGACTATTTTGTATATTCTGGGAAGCTCTCCATCCTCAAGTTCTATCATGTCGTCCTCCCTTCTTTTAAATTCGGTTTCATTAGCTAAGTGATCGTCCATCGTAGAGATCGAGATTGGTTCAATTCTAAGACACCCATAGGAATTTTCAGATCCCTCTGGGGTGGTTAGTACACAGTTTTTGGATATTTTAAGAATGTAACCCTTTTGGTCATCACCCTCATTTATTTTGAAATAATAGAAGATGGCCTTTTCAGTTTTTTCTGCGAAAAAATAATTTTTGCCGTATCCATCTTCAAAAATATAATCCTCGAATAATACTAGATGTTTCATTTTATCTGTCTCCTTTTTTTATGAGAATATTCATGGAAGTATTAGGAATCTTTCCATATTTTACAGAATCAACATATGGAGCCTGTAATCATAAATTCTCATAGTATTTATCCAAACTTTCATAGCACTCCATAATCTTTCTCTCATCGATTCTGAGATCGTTCTTGCATTCAATAGAAGCTTCGCGAAGCTTATCCCTTGCTTCCCTTACCTTATCTATAGTAGAAAAAAGGCCAGAATCTTTTTTCTGGCCTTCTTCTAAATATTCTTTGTATCCCTTTATGTTCATTATAGATCGACGTCTTTGGACCATTCTTCGGCCAAAGGTCCTCCTATCAGATCTATAGCTTCTGGATTGGTTTTCAATTCAGGATGAGCCTTCATGAAGGATGAAAGTGCTGCTGCTCCATATTCTGGACAGTTTAGTCTAATCAGATAGTCGGTGAAGTTCTTAACTTCATCTAATCCAATTTCCATTTCGCGGCTCTTTTTAACTATGGCGCAAATCCAAGCGTGCGTGTGCATTGCCTCAAATCCGCAGGATCCACCTCCACGTTTAGGGAGCGGTGCAGATTTTTGATCTGTGAATACCTTCACAATATCTTTAATATTTAGCTCGGATACGAGTTTATAGAAATCTACGAAAGCTTGTGCAGCATCTGCTCCTACTTCAAGTTGGAAGAGTTTCTTAATTTCAGGAAGTGAAATTTTCTCTTTACCTTCTTCTTCAAGCTCTTCCATTCTTCTCTTTATTCCCCATGAAGCATCAACCCATGCTCTAGGAGTAGGGAACTTAACAAGTTGCTTAGCGGGATCTAGGTTATGGAAGTAGTCTTCTGAGAATTCAAAGAAATCCATTAATTCAGGAAGAACGACATTCTTTAATCTTGGGTCCTCTGAAACATATTTAATCCATGATTTAGATGATGGTACGTAATTAACAACCGAGAATCTATCTCTAAGTGCGGTTCCAAGATCCTTAACTGTGGATGGGTCATCTTCCCTTCTGTTTCCTGCAGCTACAATGTACCATTTTGGAGGAATTGTATATGTTGCTCCAAGTCTTCTGCTCTGAGCCAGTTTCATAAATACCTTAACAACCTCTTTATCCATACGGTTGATCTCATCTATGAATATGATACCACCGGCATCTCCAGGACCATTATCAAAAGGAAGGAGGTTGACCGAAACGTTTGATCTTGTTACCCCCTTACCAAATGGTGAAGCTGCGCTAGGTTCTTCAACATCAACAACGGAAGGAACACCGGCAAAGTCTACTGGTTCTGCAAATTCACCGTCTACGTTATGTAAGTTTAAAGGATGAGGTAATGATAATTCTTTGCTAAGTTCGTCAAGTACCTGAGCAACTATCATCGTTTTTCCGATACCAGGTGCACCGAAAATGAAAAAAGGCTTAACTGTTAGAATTTCTTTTTCATCTCCTCCAGCTTTTAGTACCGCCTTTAATCTGGTCTTAAGCATTTTCTTTAGCTCATCAACGCCGACGTTTAGTACATCATCCGCTCTGGGATATTCCAAAGGAACTTTGGCTTCTTCAACCACTTCAGCATATGGGGTTCCTTCATAGAAACTAGCAAGCTGATCTGCGATTGACCCCTTAGCTCCGTCAAATAAAACAGCGACTGGCTTTCCTGCTTTTGGTCCGGATGGAATAATTCTAATTAAACCATCTTGTATGCTCTTTACAAATGATGTAGCCCAGTCCTTGACCTTCTTCATGGCCTTAGCAACGTAGGATTCATTTACGAACTCTTTGAAATTTGAAATTCTCTTCATTCTGTGCTTGTTTTTTTTTGTTAGTCTATATATCTTATAGATCGCTTGTTTTATTTGGTAAAATTATATCCATTCTATTTCCCCATGGTATTTCTACGGGGCTTGGTGATCCATCGAAACTAAGAACTGCCCAAATCACTTTGTCTGCATATTCTCCAATTTCGTAATCGTTAGGACTTGGAAATTCTGCGTATCCGTCGGTAAAATAAATAAAGGTCGCAGGAGTAATTCCCTCGTTAATCAGGTTGTTCTGTACCCATGCAAAAGGAGGCCAGAATTCGGTTCCTCCAGATTTTAGTTGACCGTCAGATATTTTTTCACCCGGTAGATAATGGTCAACTCTATAAATGTCAGTGTGGCAAAATATAACATACAAATCTCTAGGATCGAAGGATGCGACTATAGATTGAGTCTCACTTAGAAAGCGATGGACCATTTTATCGGAGATAGAGCCTGATGTGTCAATTGCTACAACTATACATTCAACTTCCTCCTTGGTTCTTTTATATCCATATTGGGCTGTTTTCTGCGCACCAAATCTTCTAGCAGGAAGCTTATAAGTTACTTTTGTGATTACCTTTTCTATAAATCGGGCCAGCTCTGCTTTCCAGTCTACTACCGAGGATTTTAGGCCCCGCAATTTTTTAGTTATTCTTTTTGAAAGTGGATCATTTTCGAGGTTTTGTGCCATTGCACTTTGTACCATTTCATCCCATTTAGAAGCAATCGAGGTCTTAGAAACATCCGAATCCTCCTTGGAGGTTAAGGCGCCTCCGGGAAGTATTTCTCCCCATGTAACCTTAGTTTTATCTTTTTTATAATCAAAGTCCTCTTCGTATTGTCTATCGAATTCCGCCTTATCTTTTGAATATGTATTAGATGGATCTGGAATAGGGCCATCCTGACCGTCTCCATTGCCGCTTCCGTCGCCATTACCGTCGGTTCCAGTTCCGCCGCCAGTTCCTCCTTTAGGTGGATCTTTTTCTAAGTAAATAGTTTTAGGTTCGCCAGCTTCCAGATCCCCTGGTCCCTGATTTAGCGTGTCTTTGAGTCTGATCCTTATTACTCTGCTTATATTCGTTTTCATCTATACTTTCTGAATTTTTTATTTCCTATTATAAGCCCTGATTTTTTACTACCTCTCTAACCTCACTCTTATCAATAGGATCTAAGATAATCTCTCCTGTGCTCTCATCGAATGAAGTCACTATCCCATACTCTCCAGTTTTTTCGTCATATATGATATCCCCAACGATCAATGGATTGGGATCTCTAGGACGAGGCGGAGGTGGTGGTGGAGGTGGGGTTTCTTTTGGTGGATTAGCCTTAAGGATCTTAAATATCTGTTCTGATGTTAGTCCTTCAAATTTTTCGTCCCCCTTATATTGACCACACCCAGGAAAAAGGCACCCTTCAGGGTAATCCGCTTTCGTAGGAGGCTGAGAAGGATTGGACTTATTGTATGTTATCAGTGGATTAAGTGCATAGTCACACGCCATGTTCCATAAAACAGGATCAGATTCTGCAAACTTTCTATCGAAGTGTTTCAGAACGTTGTGCATAATCTCATGGACAATAACCCAGACCAGCATTTCCATAGGTTCATCCATTACAAAATTAGGATCGTAATGAATGCTAAGACCATCGGTAGCCATGGTTTTATAGGCGAGATTTTTGTTCTCCCTAATAATAAGGCTGCTTAAGAGACTTCTAAATAACGGGTAGTGACCCATGACCTTGTAGCAAGCAGATCTCATTTTTCTGAATGCCTCTTCGGATATTTTTTGATCTTCCGATTCGAGATCTTTGTATATTTGCTCTAAAAGTTTGAAATCATTCCAGGAAGCTATCCTTCTATTCTGCATCTTTGAATCTTACTTGAATTATATATCCTCGGATCCAATCATTTCGGAAAGGAACTGATTATATAAAAGACTAACGCTTTTAGGGACAGATTTTTTAAACTGAGCAAAGTTCTCCATCTTAATAAGATTTCTGACGTCTTTTCCGCTCAGCCAAGTTGGGGTTTTGAATAACTTGATTTCCTCATTGATTAGTGCTCCATTGGATCTGGTCCAATCTCTCTGTAAATGAAGATTTGAATAATTTTTTTCGCCTACACAAATACTAACAGGATAATAATTTTCAGAAAGTCTCTCGAATGCTTCGTCTAGAAAATCTCTTCCAATAAAATAATACTCCTTTATTAAGTCAGGATATTCCTCCTTTACGCCAGACATCATTTTCTCTAGTGTATCGTGAGAGAATGGGTATTTCTTATTCGTTTTAGATGGCCGGTAAACACAGATAACACTTGGATATCCATTTTCTTTTTTGGCCCTCATCGCCATTTTTAAATGTCCATTATTAAATGGCTGGAATTTTCCAATAATCAGGTTAACTTTTTCTGCGTTCTCATTGATCTTCCTGTCCTTTCTTTTTTCTTTATGTGTCTTTATCACCTTTTTGAAATCATTATAGGCAAAGAATTCATTGGTTTTTTCTGCGGTCTCCGCGGTTTCATTATCGTCAATTTTCTCTGGAATTTCTTCCTCCGGAGTTTCTTCCTCGCTTTCATTCAATAAAGAAAATTCACGATGAATTTTTCTGAATTGTCCAAAGGTTGGTATTCCAGAGGATTCCTGAATCGGTTCCTGCTTCTTGGCATTAATATAATCAGCAATATCTCTGATCAATAGATTAAACTGTTCAACAACCCCCTCGGTGAAAAATCCATGTGGTTTCTTCTTTAGCTTTCTAAATGCAGAAAGCAGGATCTGAAGTAACGTCTCATAGCTTTCATCCTCGTCTATTTTTTCCTTAACCTGCTCATTAGGAATCAGTTCCTTATTAATCTTAAACTCATCTCTCTTAAAGTATTCGGGCTCATTAAAATCTACACCTCTATATCTGTCTCCATAGAGGTCTACAAATTTAAGAAACACATCAAAAACAAAATTGACATATCTAGTCTCGGGTTCTTCACCAGAGGCATTGAACGAATCAACCTCTTTCTCAAGTATGAAATTCATAACATCGATTAGAGCTAATGAATAGATATCATTTGGCAGCTTATCCTTTGATGTTGATTTTTTCTCTCTGACTATTTCGAGAAAAACTGGATCTACAATCTTTGCAACGTAGCTTTCCCCGACTCCATCAAGTTCACCGAATCTAAAAACCACTCCCTCTATTGGCGAATCCAGGGAATCATTTAGGGCAGTTTTTTCCATTTCTGGATTTAGAATGGATATCATGAATCTGACAAAGCTATCGGTCTTGTACTTTTTAAGAATATCTATATAAGGAGTGGAGAGATATTCAAGGATCTTTATCTTTTGATCCTCATTGAGCATTCCCTGAAATATTATAGGAGATCTTTCGACTTCTAATAAATCCGCCCAGTAATCCAATTCCTTTTTTTCAACAATGGTTCTTATCTGTTCACCAATTTGATTCTTTGCTATGACATGAGTGAGTACCAGTCCATTTTTGGGTTCTCTCTGATATGCAAGATTGACTGGTTTATTATCACAGAAATATTCCATACCAAATCTCCATCCATTAGGAATTTGTGATCGAATCTCGGGTGAAAGAGATTCGATGTAGTTTATCGGTCTCTCATAATAAGACATTAAGATTCGATCAATCTTAGAAATAGGATTATCTTGATCCCTTTTATAAAAGGAAATCTCTTCGTCTGTAAGGTTTTTCTCGAAAGCAAAAATAGATCCATCCAGCTTTTCACTAACAGTTACGATCTGGTTGAACAGTTTATCAACAAATTCCTTTCCTTTCTTTTTAAAAATATCTGATAATTGATTAATTCCGGCCATTTTGTTTTTAATTAAGACAGAGAATATTTTTTCCCATTATTTTACTAGTAAAAACCAAAAAAGGTCCAACTTTTATTGGGATTCTTGGATTTATTTGTGCATTCAGAATGAAGTACTCCAGAGTCTTCACTATATGGATGACTAGGACCTTCGATCTGTATTTAAGGTTTCCTGTGAGAAGAGCATTCAGTTTTTCATAATACTCATCTAACTGAACCCTTCCTTTTGATGGCATCAATGCTCCAAAAAGTTCGTCCTCAACTTCATAAATGACTTCGTTTCCTATAATTATATCCCAATCGCCGTTTGTGTTTTTAGAAATTAGTCCTTGAGTTCCTATCTCGGTTTTAAATATAACCGAGTCTTCCTCCATTTTAACACCAAAAACGTGGTTGCCTACGAAGTGTTCTAATAAAGGAACCAGAATATTCTTTTGAAAGGAATTTTCTATCATGTTTTTTATTCTTCATCGCCAGAGAATTCAAAGTCCTCCTCGTCATCTTCTATTTCAGATTCGGAATCAGTATCCTCCTCAGATTCTTCAGATTCTGGTCCAACTTGTCCACTAACAGGGAAAGGTTCAGGAGTGACTGCTTCCTCTTTTGTTTCTTCAAACCAAGTAGGCTGAAGAACACAGGTTAAAGCTTTTTCAAAAACAAGCCCAGTTTTTCTATCCTCGATTTTGATTGTTCTTGGTCCATTGAGCTCATCCAATTCCACGCTATTGGAGAATGCTTTAGATTCTTCAATATTCATGAAAGGTCCAAAAGTTACGGCTCCAAAATCCGGGGTTGTTTTAATAGCAACCGGCGCTTCTCTAAAAGCTTCTGAATACTTAACTTTTTTATTTTCCTTCATGAAATAGTAATCATCAGAAACAGTTACGAAACAATAGTTAGGATCACCTCCATCACCAATCATAGAGCTTGCTAATTCAGAAGCCTTCTGAGTTGATTCCATTACTCCCTCCTTAACCCAATTGAATTTCTTAGATTTTATGCCATGGGATTTTTTGTAATCATTCCAAGCGGAAGAAAGACCTTCCATGTATTCTTCCTGCTTTTTCTTATCTCCGCCAAACTTTTTATCGAATGGTCCAGAGACACCATGCTTTTTATGGTATTTCTTAGAAAATTCCAGATACTTATTTCTCTCCTGAATCACTTCCTGTTCAGCTAGTTTTTCTCTGGTTTCCTTAATTGAAGTTGAAAACTTTTTGTTCATTTTGTTTTTTGTTATTTTAGTATATTGATGCTATTTCAGGAAGGGTATGAAAATTTCCCCTATCAACTGGAATTTCATTCGGATTTTTTGAAAAATAGATTGCAGCTCTATTTCTTGCTATCTCATCCAATGCCGGATTTTGCTTGGGCTTGACCCCCGCTTTCTGATAGAGATCTGCAAGATTTCTAGCAAGATCTCCTTGATTTTTAATTTTGGGTAGATCCTCCTTCATGTAAACCTCGTTGGTATGCCTCATCAATTCCAAACTAACTTGGTCTTTTTCTGCACCCTTATACTTCATGACTGAAGGCCCAAATATTCTTTTTAAGACCCCAGGAACAGCAGAAAAAAGCTTGAATATTGATTCTATCCCAGTATTAGGGCCTCCTCCTCGTTCAGCTCTTCTTTGCTTCATAGTGGAAGAATATGCACTGGCAAATCTGTCTAGGTAGTTCTCAAATCCACCTAAAAAATTATAAACCTTGGTCAATATCGAATTTCCAGGGATAGGAATGCCATAAGATCTAGCTCTGTCGGCATAGTTAGAAGGCATATTATGTCTGGCAAAAAAGAGATCCTCCTTCTTGGCTTCATAAAATGACTCATATTCTAAGAGATTCTGCATTCTTCTTTTTTATCTATATATCCGGAGCTTAAAGTTTAACCTCGTAGGTTCTATACTCAAAGTGCTCTCTTTTATAGATTTCGATCCTTTCCTGTGAATGCTTAAGTAGATAGTTGGCTTTACCATTGAAAGAAAAATCATCAACGAAGTCTATAACGATCACTTTATCTTTTCCCTCGAAGAGTCTCATTCCCCTTCCTAGGGTCTGCTTGATTATGATCTCCGACTTGTAGGATTCCGTCAAAAAAATATTATGGATATTTTTAATGGATATACCGGTGGATAATGTACCAAATGAAGCAACTAGGATCTTGTTAGTTCCCTCCTCCATCTTATTGATAAAATAATCCCTTAAATCCGTTGGAGTATCGCCATCAATATAATACACTTCCTTATCAGAAGTTAATTCCCTGATTCCATCATAGATCTTCTTTCCATATCCTTCACCAACAGACTGAAATAGAACCAGAGAGTTCTTAGAAACTTTACAAATGAAGTCAATGATATATTTTAGCCTCTTCTCGGAAGAAACTACAAGTTTTCTCTCTATATTGAAAATTTCATTTCCTTCTATTTCATCCTTGTTTTCCTTTAAGGTGGAAAGCTTTTCTTTAATCTCAGGATCCAACCAATCCATTTTAACTATCTTAATAGAGACAGGAGTGGCATAGTTATTATCAAATAGGAATTTAGGAGATATTTCCATCACCAAGGGACCAAGAAACTGCTGTATTGTTAAATATTCTGCTGTCCCCTTATTAGCCAATGTTCCAGAAAGACCGAATCTCCATTTAGCATCGTTGCAAAGTGAAACAACTTTTTTAATCGATGCGCTATGAGTCTGGTGAGCTTCGTCAACGAAGACCGCTTCAACTCCATCGAAAAATTCAGGTTCCATCTTAACCAGAGATTGGTATGTCCCTATCATCAGGCCAGAGGAAATTTTCTTCTTGTTTCCGCCATGGATTTGCTGAAGCTCACAATCATCAAGTTCGTCCAGCCCATATTCTTCAAAGTCCTCGCTTCCCTGCATAATAAGGTTAGCATTAGGAACTACCATCAAAAATTTCTTAATGCCATGGACTTTCTTAAGATATGCAAGAACCATGAATGCAATAAGGGTTTTTCCTGATGATGTAGCAACCTCAGAAACACTAAGCTTAAATCTTATGATTTTCCATGCAGATTCTATTTGATAGTCTCTTGGCTTGAATTTTTTATCCTTGAAGAATTCATTACACCACAGGGTAAAATCATCTAATGAAAGCCCCGTATCAATCAAACGATCCAATCCTTCGATCGATATATCAATCTTGTACTTTTCTCCTATAGAATATACCTCGCTCCATAGTCCCATTGGTATTCTCCAGACCGGGAGTCTTTTATCTATGAAACAGATAGCTCCGTCCCAGTGCTTCTTCTTGACTAGGGGATGGAAAAAGTGATTATGAATTTTCTTAGTAAGAGAAAGTTCGAGCTGTTTTCTCTCAAATTCCTCGTCATAATCTACTATTGTGAGCCATTTTAAATCTTCGCTTGCTACTAATCTGACCATTCATATCAATTATTTAGTAGCCATTTTTGACTGCACCGGATCTCATATATTCTTCCAGAGCAATTCGGCTTTTTATCCCATAAAGGAAGTGGTCAATTGTCTTAATAGACTCATTCATGAATGACATATGATTATCAACGAGATCTATCCTTTCCTTGAGATCTGAAAGATCCGCTTCGATTAAGGGCGTTTTTTCATTTGTACCATACTTAACCTGCGACATTTCAGAATAAAATCTCATTCTGTCACCCCTTTCTTTACGGTATTTGGTATTGAGTTTAATCAAGATCTGTCCAAGTTTATAAGCATACTCCAACAAGATCTGTCTGCTGGAATAGAGCTCTATCTGAACTTCGCCAAGTTCTCTAATATTTCTAGATCTGATAGAGAGCTCACGAATTTTTTCTCTCCACTCTTCTCTCTCATTGGAGAACACGACAGAGAAGTCCTGCTTTTGTTCTTCTATATTAGTTTGTTGCATTTTCTCTTGCTCTTTTTTAGAATAATCTCTTCAGCCTTAACGATCTTGGTCGATTTAATTATAGCAGGGGATGGCTCAAAATTTTCAAGATTTGTTTCAAGAATAGGAAGATCTAGTTTTTCCATAATGATCGGGAATTTGATAGGGCTTTTATCTCTCTCAAGGTCCACTAGGTCATCCCATTCTTTCTGAATTTTTTCCATGTATAATATATCTATATTTCCAAAAGATCCCATTTATTATTCGAAAAGTAGTTATCTAATTTTTTTATTTTGACTCCCTCGGATCTAACATAATTTACCACATCATTAAGATCCCACTTATCTCTTTCAGGAAGATTATTTTCCTTGATAAATCTTCCCCATAAAAATACAGTGTCTCCTTTTAAGAGAAGATCCCTCATTTTATCCCTCCCCACCTGATCCCCATCTAATAGCCAACGCTTATTATCAACTTCAAATGGGAACGGATTGTTTATTGAACAGAGCGCAATTGAATTTGGACAGAGAAAAGAATCCATAGGTCCCTCGAAAACCGTGATCATAGCATCAAGGTCAACAATGGAAAATCCAAAAACGGTTGAGACAGGGTCAACCTCCTCTGCTTTGAGAATAATTTCAGGTGTTTCTATTTTGAGTAGTTTCTTATAGATCCCTGAAAGTTTATAGGTATAGTACTTACTGCTACCCGTCTTTCTAGACATATTACGGATCTGCAGACCTATAACACTTTTCTCATCTGCAGTGAGATTGAGTACGTAAAGATTTCTCCGACTTTGGTCCCAAAGAAATTTTGGGTCTACCTTCTGGTTTCTATCCTCAAGATATTTCTGGATCAGCCCAGTGCATTCTGTAAGTCCGAGTTTTTCCTTGAGAAATTCCCTGCTGATAATAATATCCTTATAGTTCTCTGAAATAAAGTGATCTACTGTGCTCCTAACTCTTCTCCTAACGTTATTCTCCTTTGTAATAGATATTATTTCGGATCTTTCATCCCCACTGAGGAGATCTGAAAATCCAAAATCATCCATAAAGTAGGTAAGGGATTTAAAAACTCCGCAGCCTCCATTATAACACTTATAGGATAATGTATCAAGATATAGATTACCCCTTTTCTTTTTATAGTCCCGTGAATCACCACAATACGGGCAACAGAAATTAAGTCTGTTGCCCGCTTGATGTATTACGGCCTTAAGAGGTTCATTTTTAAAATTAGTGTCTAATACTGTTTTGACGAGCATTTTGACTCTCGCCGGATCAATAGATACCGACTTCTCTAGTGTGGCCATAGATCTTCATCATTTTGTGTGATTATTAAAGATCTTGGTATAGATCGTCTAAGGAAGGGGAAGCCTTCTTAGATCCAGTTTTAGCTGCAGGAGCTTCATCAGATCCAAAGAATTCCTCCGTTGGGGGTGCTGTTTTCTTAGGTGCAGGAGCCGAAACAGATGTTGATGATAAAAAGTCGTCGGCTGAGGTCGAAGCTTTTGAGGTACTTCCAGAAGAAGACCCTCCAATGATTTCCGCAACCATTCTTCCATCAGGGATAGTATTTCTGACGATTTTCATGATCTTCTCATGTTCATCTTCGGTCCAATCCTTAAAGTCGTATTTTTCCAAATCCTGAGGGCCGGTTTTGAGATAGCTTACAATTCTTGCTCTCGATTCCTCGTCTTTTTCAACAGGTACCCCGTCGATTACAAGGGCAGATTTTTCACCAACGAACTGGCAAAGATCATAGTTATTCCATTCACCAACTTTTCTAACATGGAGACCAAAAGCTCTTCCTTCAAAAAGATCATATGGATTAGAAGGGGTTCCGAATTCAGGTTTGATTTGTTGTTCAATAAGATCGTTGACCTTTCTTCCAAATTTCAAGATCATGATCTTTCCTTCGAGATCAGGTCTATTTGGATCTTTTACGATCTGAACTAGAGAATAGAAGTCTTCCTTTCTAGAGAAGTTCTTAGAAAGCTCCTGATCCTTTGCAGAATTGGAGTTCTTTAATTTCCAGAACAGATCTTTAAGAATTGATTTCTTTCCAACAGTTGATGGACAAAGGGCCTTAAAGTTGGAACCATCAACAGGGTCTTTCAACCACACATAGTATTGATGGATTTTAGATTTCTTGGGATTAGCAAGATTCGGTAAAAACCTAATCAATGACTTATATACTCCGTCCTTTCCCAATTCAGGGTAGGGTTTGTAGAGGTTCTCGTCCTCGTCTCTCTTAGCTTCTTTCTTTACAAATGCTTCATTGTCCAAGTTAAAGATGTCAAAATTTTCTTCCATTGTTCTAAATTTTTTAATTGTTTTTTTTAAATGTTTACCCAATTTATACCATTGTCTGGTTTAAAAGTTTCTCTATATATCTCCTTCTTTTTGGGTGAATATATATGAAGATGAAAAAATTTATAGGAATAGATCTGAGTTTAAACTCAACAGCGATATCAATCATATGCGGGAACAGCATAAAAATAATCTCAATATTCAAAACGGAAAATAATATAGATAGAATTTTTGAGAAAAAAGACCATTTTTCACTCATTAAGAAATGCTCAGATGTTGATATTATATTAGAGGCTAAGAAGGATTCAACTAAAAAAGAATACCACATAAACGAGAGGGAAAAGATTTTATCATTTATGAGGCTAAACGAATTAATTATGGAATCTATAAAAGATGATATTAATGATGAAACCTATATAGGAATGGAGGGGATATCATTCGGATCTACTGGAAACAGTCTAATAGATATATCTATGGCTACCGGCATAGTAAGAAAATCTCTGGTGGAAAAAATAAGTAACGACGTAGATAGGTTTTTTATATTTTCACCGTCTTCCATAAAAAAGTTTGCGGGTAAAGGAAACTTTAAAAAAATAGAAATGTTTGATGCTATTCTGAAAGATTCTGAAATTGATTCCGAATTTATTAAAACAATAAGGTCAAACAGAGAAGCGTGTGTTACTCCAAAGGGTGTGGTTAAAAAACCGATAGAAGATATGGTAGATTCTATATGGATCTGCAAATTTTTAAAGCATCAGGTAGAAAATGGGTAATTCTAAAATATTCATGTTTGGTCTTAACCAAGAAAATTATAAAAAATCTGGGATATACCAGATAAGAAATACAGTTAATGGTAAATTTTATATAGGATCTGCAATTGATTTCTCCAAAAGATTTTGCGTTCATTATAATAGACTGATTAATAATAAGCATTGCAATATACATCTACAAAATGCATGGAATTTATATGGTCATGAATCATTTGAATTTATCATAATAGAATTCTGTGAAAAATCTATTCTTTTAGAAAGAGAACAATATTACTTAGATCTTTTAACCCCTTACGATTCACAGATTGGTTATAATATTTGTAAGAAATCAACAAGCAGAATGGGAGTTAAGGAAGATCCAAGGACTACAGAAAAAAGAAGAGAAATACAGAAAGAGGTGATGTCTAGACAGGATGTAAGGCAAAAAATTTTACTTACAAACAGAACCGAAGAAACCAGGATAAAAAGATCATTAGCTTCATCTGGCAGAAAATGGAATGATCTATCTAAAAAAATATTTTCAGAGAAAAAGAAAGATGCTATATTCAAATCTGGTGGATTTTCTGAACAAACAAGGGAAAGAATGTCGATATCTAAAAAAGGAAAATCTCCATCCAATATAAAATCAGTTATTCAGTATGATTTGGATGGAAAGGAGTTAAACACATTCAAATCCATCGCTGACGCAGTTATATTTCTCAGAGATAGCGGATTCAAAATATCGGCATCTAAGATATCTTTGTGCATTTCGGGAAAGAGAAATAAGGCCGGTGGATTTGTATGGAAAGAATATTATCCGATTTCGAGTTTGACATTGACATAATTACATTTGAACCCAACAGTAAAAGCAGCAAACTGTGGTGTAGTCGAGGAGTAGTTTAACTGAACTTCTCCCAAGCTCGTTACTATTACTTGTTGAAATGCAACCGATGCCATGATAATACCCTCGTTATCCAAAAGTCTTAAAGTGAGATCAGGAAAATATTCCTGCTTGTTCTGAAAGTCCAAAAATTTAATTAAATTTTCATACATTACCCAATAATTAATGAACCCTTCGCCCAGTTTAAATGTGACATTGAATTCTCTTTGAATGAGGTTTTGTATGGCTGTTGCGCTTTTATATGATTGTTTGAATCCTCCAGGTCTGATCTGTTCTACGCTGTCAACAGTTCTAAGTGTTGGAAACGTAACAGATTGTATGGTAGAATTCATAAAGTCCAGTATCGTATCATATGGAATTGGCATTCTCTTGATATACGGGGCATACTTATCCTCCACCTCAGGATAGAAAAATCCTTTAGGGAAGTTAAATATAAAACCGTTTTGTCTGGAATTCAGTAGCATTTTTTACTTCTTCTTTTTAAATTTCGATTTTCCAGCTTCTAGCTCGGAATTATCATAAGGAGGAAAATCCAGATAGCTAGAATATGCTAGATACTGATCGTCGTATTTTCCATTCGATTTCTTGGGATGTATCTGTAATGCAGCCTTTAGGAAATCAGTTGATGTAATTCCAAAGAAGAGTTTGAATCCAGGACTTCCTGGTTTGAAATAGTAATCGACTATTTTTTCAGTTGCAAGCCCCAGGCTTTCATTTCCCGCTATAGACTGAGCAAGAGATGTTATATCCCAATTATTCTTGGAAGCGTTCGTAGTCCCCCCGATTGTTATGCCTGGGGATGCTCCGGTTGTAATAGATGACGTTGTTCCGACCTGACCTAAAATCACGGACTTAGGAACCTGAGCTGAAACGGATCCACTTTTCATAGTATAAAAATCGGATCCAGATAAAGGAATAGCATCGATATTAATGGAATCTTTAATTGGAGGAACGGATCCGGTTATCTGTGTTGATTGAGTAGGTGTTGAATTCTGGGTTGTAGTCTGGGTCACAGTTACTGTCGTGGTTCCTGTTACCCCAGATGCTTCCTGTGGTCTGGTTGTCCCGGTTGGTCCTGTTTGTGCTGAAGCTGTGATTTCTGCTTGGGTCTTCCATTTACCCTGATAAAGCTTAGTTTCTATACCATCAGGCGTTTTAGTAACTATATAGAAATCTCTCCCCGTGAATCCCAAGATTTTTTTAGAGTTCTGCTCAACACACTTAAAAGCTATCTGTCCAAAATTCGGATTGGAAATTGAAATATTACTCTTTATATTTTCTATTCTAACACTTTGATTTCCAGAATCTAAAAAGACAAGGAAGTATGTGAGTGAATTTCCAAGATCAAGTAGCCGTGGATTTCCGTTTCCCTTCTTTTCATAAACAGTAAATTTATAGAAGTTATCAAAAGGATCCACTGCTATAGTTGCAAGTCCCTGTCCGTATATAGCCGTTACATCTGAAACTCCCGCCTCTGATGTGAGATTCCCATTAACATCTACGAATATATTCTCCCGGGAGACTGCGATATTAGTGTCCTTATAAAACACAGGTATCTTTCTGTCCTTGATAATGGAAGGTCCAGCTGAAAGGGAATAATTCGAGGTTAATTTTGGTGAATCTACTACTTTGTTATAGACTTTCTGTGGAAGAACCCCCTGCATAATACTAATCTGGCTGTTCTGCTTTCCATATTTATTGACATTCATGGAGGTCATAGTTGATCTTCTGATTGTCTGATTGGAATTTGTTTTATTGAACAGTCTGAGTGTATAATTAATGGTAAATGAAGTGGCCAACGGATTCTGTAAAATTGGTCTGAATAGATACGGTGCTTCAAATCCAGTTTCTTGTATGGTCGTAAATCTGGACGTCGTAAATAGTCCCAATCCCACTTGTTCTCTTACTTCTATCTCATGGATGACATAATAAAGGTTGCCTAGCGAATTTTCTGTAAAAATGAACTCCTCGATGAAATTGCCCTGCCATGTTGGATAATATTCAATATAGTCATAAGTGGAATTTTCTTGGACAACCGCAACCAAATCGTTGTATTCGTCGAAAGAACTTAATGAAAGGGTGTTTCTAAGATCCGCTATGTAATTCTCATACCCATTGACCAAGCTGGTTTCTCTGATTTCATACAGAGAAATATTGATTGGTGCATTTCTAACATAGCCATTACCATCAGAAGATATTTTAGCTGCAAGAGTGGATGACTGGAGAGGCTGCCCGTTAAGAAGATCAAACTCAAAAGTCATGTTAGAGTATGATGGAATCTTGATCTCAATGTATCGATCGTATATCGCACCATTAAGATAAATCGGATCCGGATTTAATATCGGCGTAGTGATATCACCTTTTTCGAAAAGAATCTGAGATATTGTGGTCTTCTTTCCATTTTTCTCTGTGAATTGAACCTGTAAGATTACGCCATCAAGATCATCAAAATTATATCCAGAAACGAAATGATACTTAATGGTGTCATAGTAAACTCCAATGTTATATGGGAAGGATACCGCAAGATTAGCAGTATTGGTTAAGTTTGCGTCGTAATCAAGATATTGAGTTAATCTATCAACATCTAGGGTAACAAATCTGCTTCTCCCCGTTTGAACTACACTTCGATCTCTGGTATTTCTAGTTGTAAGATCGTCCTGAAGTTTATTGAGTATTTGTGTGGATCCATTAAAGTATCCATTGACTATTTTTTCAAAACCTACAGCTGGAACTCCAGCATTAACGAAATATTGCTCGGGATTAGGTGCAGTAGCATAAAGATATTCTACCAGCAAATAAGGTGAAATTTGTACGAATCTTTGTGAGTTTGAGTATGGCATGCCTTATATATCGGATATTTTAGGATCCCTTAGAATCTAATGATCCCGTAGCTAATGCCAACACCAAAGGTGACGGTTGGGCCAAAAATGGGTTTACCGTTTATACCATAGCCAGCAGACATTCCAACTCCTAGCATAGGTCCAATAGACCATTTCTTAGGAGGAAAATATTTTTTAATAGCATCCGACTTCTGTGGTTCTATAATTGCTCCGTCTATTCGGGTGATTTTCATTCCGGGATATTGAGGGTCAACGTATATCTCAAGAGCTCCATTTTTTTCTCTTAATCCAGTAACTAACGTTAGAGCCAGCTCGTCCTGCTTAATCGTGGTTCCTTTCGATGATATATTTTTAGACGAATCAACAAGGACGGACGTTTCACCTGAAAACTTCCTATAATTTCCTTCAGAATAAATGGTGTCATAGTTCCATGCAAGGCCATATACACCATCTCTATATTTTACAACCTCGTTGGTTATAGTAATGGGCTCAGAAATAGTTATGCTTCCTCCGATTTTTTGAAGTGTGATAATCTTCCCCTTCAGTTTCTTAACCTCCTCGTTCAGATCTTTATTAAGAATTTCCAGATTGTCTTTGTCTGCCAGGAGTGCTTTTTTAATAAAAATTAGGTCTCCGTTTTTATTCTTCTCCGTTCTAACGGAATCTTTCAGTGCTTCAATATTGGCATTGGACATTTTTTCTCTTATCTCTGCTTTTTTTGTTGCGTCACACTGTCTTAAAAGAAGCATGATTATCAAAGCAATAGCTAAAATGTACCAAAGATCCCTTCTTGAAAAAAAATCACTTAATTTTTGTTTATAATTCATATTAGATTTTTATTTCTTCCAGCATCCCCTGGACGTACTCCAATCCGTGTCTATTTACCAATTCATTCAGAAACACTCTTTCAGAAATTCTCGTCCCCTCAAGTTCACTTAGCTTATCTTTGATCTGCTGAGAGATGTTCTGGATTTCGTTGAGCTTTTGATCAGCTTCTTCATATGAATCTATAACTCCAGGTGAGTATTTTTCAGACTTAAGTTGATTTTCTAAAACCTCTATCTCGTTCCAGATCTTCTGGTATGTAGACATAAATTCAAATATTCTTGGGTGTACCATATTAATAGTATAAATAATAACTAAAATTGCCTCTTACTACCCCATTTGTTCCTCCATTGTTGTTAACTGAAACTATAGCATATAAAGAATTTTCATTACTCAAAAAAGATCCGTCTGGATTTTTCACCTCAGCCCCAGAATATAACTTTACATCATATGCAATTCCAGATCCGTATGTTCTAGTTGCAGTATTAAACCCAGATGAGGTCATAACAGGTAGTGGAATTTTGACTCCAGCAATTCCAGCTGCCGAAGAACCATCTGAACCATTATGGCCTTCTATAATGAATGAACAATTTATTGCGTTGCCAACCCTAGTCCAAATTATTTCACACCAATTCCACCCCAGACATGTATTATTAGCTGATCCAGTCATAAAACTATTTGCGGAAACAAACTGAGTTGTAAGAGTTAAATTATCTCCTCTGTTATCATATTGTATAATCTGAGTTGCTCTACCGCCAAAATCACCAGCAAAATAGCTTCTACCACTAGATAAAACGTCAAAATCATTTCCTAACTGTAAAATTTCCCATGCGCCAGGATTCAATGAAAACTTAACAAAACTCATGGTAGTGTTGGAAGGAATTCCCGAGGTATTTGGGGTTCTGTGATAGCTTCCAGTTCTTACGGATCTTCTGGAAAATGTGTTTCCAACCCCATCGACCGGGTGTATAACATTACCAGATGGATTAGGTGCAGATGTCCCGGCTGAATACCCGTCGTCGTCTATAACTTCTATAGGTCTCCACTGTTCTTTAGCTCCAAGTCCGGTCTTTTTATTTAGGGAAACACCATAGTTTATTCCAGAATCTGTGGATGTAAATACGGAGTTTGCTCCCTGCGTCCCACTCATAGTCGTGGCAACATATAGTCCAGTTGCACCTGTTGGTATATTTCCTCCAGTTCCTCCTAGAATAGCAACTCTAGATCCATATACAGATCCCAAAACAAATGCAAATCCCCCAACCGAAAGCTGTCCCTCTATCGCAGCTGATCCCCTAGAAATAGAGGTTAAATTAGCATTTAATGTCGATCCAGAGGTCACAAACAATCCTCCGGTATTCTGATCATCGACTATGGTAAGTTTAGGATTGGAAGGTCCTCCTCCGGCCCCTGTATTTCCTATCACTGTTCTTCCCTGAATTCTAGAACCATTGGATGGACCGGTAAACCCATTAGCTTGTACAAATGTATAATCGCCAAAGCAAGCATTTCCCACAACTGAAAGGTTGTTTCTGGTAGGAAATCCCGGACCGACATTAACATTTTCCCCGCTATCAGAAACACTAAATCCAGGGACATTCACGTATAATCCTCTCTGAGTGTAATCGGTATCCCAAACGGAAAGAGATAAACTTCCATTCTTAGATCCCGTTGCTGATGATGAGCTACTATCACCGGATATGCTAATTTCTATTCCATTTGGGTAATTGTTTGCTCTGCTAGTTGAGGCCTGTCTATCCCTATGGACTTTCAACATTGAGAATCTTCCGGAGCTTTGAGAACTATTATGAACTATGGTAGGAATCTCAGTTATTGAATCGGATTTTCCTATCGATACTCCGCCCTGGACAGAGAGTCTATGGTAACTTTGGTTTGGTTGTGCGCCCCCGCTATATCCAAGAGCTGTGGTATTGGGGGAAAAGAAGTTCTGTGCGTTTTCTCCAATAGCCACAGAATTAGGTCCGCTTACTCCGGCTCCTGATCCACCAACGACTAATATATTTGGTCCGTCGCTATTTGCCCCAGAAGGAGATCCATTGTTAACTCCTATTCTTACTTGGCCCCCAGTAACTCCGGGATTGGCTTTGAGATCTAGGAATTTATTATTTCCCCTTGTTTCTAAAAGAGTTCTTGTTGGGGTTGAAAGTCCAGAAGCAAGGGTAGAGAGACTGAAAACTCTTCCAACAGTTCCAAGTAAGAACCCGGAGGGTGGAGAGACAAATCTATGATCTAAAGAAAGTGCGATCGCTTCAGATCCAGGTAAGGATACAGACGGGTTAGTAATTAAATCTTGCCTAATCTGGGATGATATACCCCCAGAGAATGAGTCGTTTCTTCCGCCCCCTAGTGCAGCACCTATTAAAGTTCTTCCTGGATGGTTGGCATTTAG